CGAATTAAAAAATCTCTAGGTCTGATAATTTCAACATCATCATTGAAAAGTGCCTTGAAGAGTATTTTAAACGAATCATCGGTTCCCTTAGAGGAATAGAAATCTTTTAGTTGTTTAATGAAAACGTTTTCATTAAGATTAATTTTAGAAGAAGTATCTTCAAAGAAATTTCTATTCTCAAATCCAGGTGCAAATTGCTTTTTAACTTTGTTGAAAAACTCATTCAAAAATAAAATATTTAAATTTTTAACAACAGCCCCATCTACGTGATCTTCAGCAACAGACTGTTCAAAATTTAAAGAATCATCGTAAGAAGTAATCCCGCTAAATCCTCTTACACAATCGATAAATGAATTTTGCGTTTTAGACTTATAGAGAATAACTTCAGAATCAATCTGAATTAGACCATACCTATCAGGAAATCCAGTGGTGCTATTGACAGGTATTACAGTATCTGCAAAACTAATACTTGATCTAATACTAGTGATTTCAGTCAAATTAGTATTATTATCTAATTTGATATACTGATCAATATTTTGAAGTATATCTAAGACTCCACCCTGATATTCCTGACCTTTATAATATTCAGAGAATAACTCTTCTACCAAAGGATATTCTTCCTTTACAAAATTAGGAAGTTGATTTTTTAGTATGTTACTAATGTTAATCCTTGCTTTCTTCATTTTATTATTCTCTGATTAATTTTCCATTCGTATAACTTGAGGTTGTAATATAGTTCGATCCAGAAATATCATTTCCAGATGAAATATTATCAGGAACAGGAGTGACTGTGATATGATTAGTATCTAATTGTAAGTATAGATCGTGTAGACCTATAACATCGTTCGATTTCGGTGTTGTCGAAACTTCAACAATAGATTCACCTTTATCTATACTGGTTGAAATGATCTTGATTGGATTTAAAAGAATCTCACCCTTTTCATAATCCACCGTTCCAACATTTTGTCTAACCTCAACTGGATCAACAGATTCTGGAACGATTTTGAATAAGAATATGGTTCCTTTTTTCATATCTGAGTTTGGTTTATCTGAAAAATAAACGGTATCAGTAATTCCATTAACTTTAAATCCTGAGGTTTTAATATTATAACCATTTGAATTATTAATATGGAATTCATTGCCGAAGCAAATTTCATATTCTGCAAATTGATTAATGGAAGCTCTAAAGTCTCTTCTTAAAGAAACTTTTGTGATATTAGAAGTAATTGCCTCATCACTATCATCGATCAATTTGAGGACCTTACTATATTTAAATCTAGATCCATACTTATTAATTTCAATTGATTTTGAATATTTACTCAGATTTGAGACCACTTTATTAGCAACAAGTTCTGAATTTGACACCATATTTGTATTGTAGTAGATACTCACATCTAATTCGATATACAAATACTTTAAATCAATGACTTCCGTTACAATTCCAGCAACAGAATATTTCTTTAATTTATTTTTTAAATTCTGAGCCGCACTGGAAGGTAAGAAAGAACCATTTTGAGGTTTAACTGCAACAAAAACTTTTCCATATTGTGGTGGTGATAAGTCTTCTCCACCAAATACAGAAACTGATTCTAATTCTGGATAGATCAAAGGTATAATTGCTTTAAAATCACCTGCGGTTACTGCTCTATTTTGAGCAGCATAATTTTTAGGAGCATAATTACGGATAGATTGAACGGATTCAATTTCTCTTCCACCATCAGATACCTGATTAGTTGTAATTAAAGATATTCCGCGAGATATAAGTCCAACATTAGATGTCAATCTACCTGCAAAATTGAATTGAGATAATCCATTACCCAATTCACCGTTTGATATCACATAATTAACAGTAATATAATTATTTTCTTCAAGTCTTTTTCCAAAAATACCATCCCCAAAGATTAATTCATACTTTTGATCTTCAACTTCTTGTATGAAGAAAATCTTTGAATTCCCATCAACATCAAAAATATCATTAGTTAATGTATATTTACTTGAAACATTACTAAAAATAGTCTTTGAGACTACAACATCGATTAAACTAGTATCAATATTTGCATTTTCAACGATAAACCTTTGCGGTGGGCTCGGAACATTAGGATTTACAGTAAAATTAGTTGTTAAGAATGTCCCCTCATAAACATCAATACTATTAAAACTTGCGATTCCATTTACAACAGGAACAGTTATATCCTCAAGAGTCACAAAGGTATAACTCTCTCCTCCAAAATTTGAGCTTGTTGTGCATACAATACCCTTATTTAAAGTTACAATTCTGGGTATTGTCGAATAATTTGATACATCTATAAAGAAAGATATATTTGCTTTTGCTGCAGTTCTTGAACGAGGAACATATCCAATATTTCTTGCAAGAGATACAATGTTCTCTCTGAGAGTTGCACTGTCAATGAATATCTCATTACTTACCATATTGGCATTGTAAGAAGATATGTAAGTATTATATGCAAGAATATCTATCAGGACCGACATATTCGATCCTTCAAAATCATAGTCTGTAAAATTTGAATTTGATCTAAGATAATCTTTAATAGAAAGTCTTATTTGATCAAAATCTAAATCCGTAAAATTTATAATTGCCATTTATCGAGTTGGCTGTAATGCGAACACTAACTGCTGGGGTTGAACATCGATACCGATGATGTTATAACGAATAGTGACATTGAATTCATTATCATCATAATAAGGAGTCACTTCTACATCAGTTAACTCAACCCTTGGTTCATAGTTTCTAATCGTTTCTTCGATCTGAGATTTAATCACAGATGCTGAAATTGGATCGATATTTTCAAAAAGTGATTGAGAAATATCAGATCCAACTCTAGGATTAAAAAATCTTTCACCTGGAACTGTTGAAACAAGATTGCGAACTGCACGAGCAATTGCAGTCTCATTTTTCAGTGCCAGAATATCATAATTCAAAGGGCTTACCTGTAGAGACATACTAAGATCTTTAAATTCCTTACTAATTCTCTCTACAGGCATCTAAGGTAAAGTATAATCTACCTTATTTATTCACATTATTTCCATTCTCTGAGAGGGATTGGTTCAGTTCCATATTCCCAATCGTCATAATCTTCTTCATTGCGAATTCTTTCGTGAATTTCATTCTGAACTTGAAAATTATGCTTCTTAGGAACGATTTCATCGTGCCCAATCTCACGAAGCATCTTCTTTTCTTGAATAACTTCATAATCTGTGACTAATTTTGTGGTTCCCCACATCTGATACATCACTTCTTTACTACGATCTGATGGTTTTCCCATTGTTGATCTCCTGATTTGACTAGAATCAGAACTTTTTAAGGGGTTTCTATCCCTTGTCGAGCAAATTATAGTCTTCTTCTAGAATTTCTTGCAAATATTCATCGTCCCACATCCTATAGTAGTTAGTTTTTGCTAACATTTCACGATATTTTCTTAATTTTTCTCTTGGTTGTGCCAAAATGAGATTATATTTTCCATTATTTGTCTGAATATCATTGATAAAGGTATCATAAGAAGCACAATCCTCAAAAAATTTCCATTCAGAATACCTTTGATTATATATTTTACACCATTTTTGAATATTTTCCAATGATAGGTTGATGTCAACTACAAAAATAATGACATCATACCCATCTTCGACCATTAGGTTCTCTATATCAACCTCTAAGATCTTGTATTTTGCCTGTTTTGCATAAGGACATACAGAAAACCCCTTCAATTCTCCTCTTATACGAGAGACTTGCACTATCCAATTCTCTATGTGATCATAAGGTTCCATAAGATTTTGGAGAGTATATAAGAATTTATAAAAAAAATCACGAGAAATAAGAATTTCCCGTGATCTTAAGATATTAACCTTGTCCCCGATACCTTTTTCGAGCTACATTACGAGACGACGCAGCATACTTCGTATGTTTCCCTGCACCCTGTCGAGACTTTTTGGGTTTAGACTCGATTTTAACTGCCCCGCCAGAAGATGGTCGCTTAGCCATTTACAATTTCCTCCAATTCAATGTAATGTGGATCGTATTCACCAGTTTGGTAATAATTTAATGAGAGTTCTGAAAGAATCTCTGCGCATTCTTCATAATCAAGGTTTGTGTAGATCTTTCTGCCTTTATAAAGAATATTGAACATTTATATCAGATAATACGAGTCTTTTCGTGTCCAACGCGAATGCGAGGATCACACCAGATCTCAAATCCTGCCTCTTTTGCATCAAGGCAGAATGAAACATCTTCACCGCACATATCTTGGACTGCACCAGATTCAAAAACTTGCATCTTCGGAGCAAACCAGGGATACTCAAGGCTTTCAAAGACTCCATTCTGAATTAATACCCAACCAAATCCAGTGTAATCTACTGTAAATGGTTTCCGACGCTTGCTGATACTTTCGGTGGTTTCGTGATTCATAACACCACCGTTCTTACGGAAGTCATCTTCCTCTAACCAATGTGCCACAGAGGTTGTTACACCATCTTCAGTTGCATACCAACCAGCAGCAATTCCTTTCTTCTGTGTTTCATCAACATTCCCTTCTTCATCAATTGCTTCTGCAGGGAATGAGACATCACAAAGTTGCCAGAATTTTTCAGTGTTGAAAACAATATCACTATCAATCCAGAGTTGATAATCATATTGTAGTTTTCCGTCCCAAGGAATCTGCTTGGGACCTCGGAGAACATTTGCTCCTAGACACTTACAACGTGCAAAGTTGACCATTGAAGAATAGTCTTGAGAAATCTGAATTCCCATACCATTCTGCACAAGATCAAAACAGAGTTGCACAAATGCCTTGAGGAAAATAAATGAACATCCTCTTCCTGGAAGACAGAAAACAATTGTCTTCCCTCTCATTCTTTCTTTGATTGCATCATAATCCCACTCAGAATCTGATTTTGTGGGAGGCTTTGCTTTAACAGTGAATCCTTTTGCCATAAGAAATAAAAACCTTCAGGTCAATTCTATCGTGTTATTTAGTATCTGTAAAGGGGGTTTAGTTCGAGGTTTCCCGACTAATCTCCCTGTTCACTAAGAGTTCTTCGAAACTCAGATCGTCCATTGTATAGTCTGTTTTCATAATACCTACCATTGTTTTTAATGTATTCCAAGTTGTGTAGAATTCTTCTTCTTTGAGTGAATGAAACAGACAATTTTGTTTCGCGTATATGTGATATATCTTCTCAAGCATTTTTTGAATCTTTATCCTACCTTGCGATCATATTATATATCCAGACGATCATCATTCCAATAGGCACTCCGAAGATCTTAAAAAATGTCTTAGGATAGCGTATCAACCATCCCGCGAAAACAACTTTCCAAAAATTCCAATACGGTCGAGGTCTTAGTGTCATTTTTTCTGGGCAGAATTTTTTTGGAAAATCTTAGAGGCATTCTACCATTTCCTCCGGAAATTTTCAAGAGTCTTATAATCACTCTCGCTTTTTAGGTCCGTTGTAGGTTAGGGTAGTTTCGAATTCTTATACGGGGGGGGATAACCGCACGGCCGCGCCATCATAACGATAACGTTATAAGGACAACTGCCCATCACGAATGCTGAGAACGAATGAT